CCATGAATAAGATAGCTGATGTTTTGGGCGTATCAAATGATCCTAAATCTATTCAACAAGCAATACAAAACGCCACACCAGAGCAAATGCTTGAACTCAAAAAAGCAGAGCAAGAGTTTGAAGTACAAATGGAAGAGTTGGGCGTTAAAGTTTTTGAATTAGAAACCCAAGACAAACAACACGCCAGAGGTATGTTCAGTAAAGATTGGACTGCAAGAATTATTGGTTTGTTTACTATAGGTGGATTTCTAGGTTATATATTCTTAGTAACCTTACAACCACCAGAACAAAACTCTGAAGCATTAATCAACCTAGTGCTTGGCTATCTTGGTGGTTTAGCTAGTGCAATCATATCTTTTTATTTTGGTGCTTCACATACGCCTGAAGATAAATGACAAGTCCTGATGCTTTTGTTTATAAAGTAACTTTAGAAAAAGTTATTGATGGCGATACTGTGCGTTTAAAAACTATTGATCTTGGTTTCTCTGTTCAACTGCATAAAAAATCTGTGCGTATTGCAGGTATTGACACTCCAGAATCACGAATCAATACCAAAAGACAACCGCATAGAACAAAAGAAAAAGAGCTTGGTTTGTTAGCAAAATCAAAACTTAAACAATGGTTGGTTGGAGATATTACATTGAAATCCTACGGAACTGATAAATATGGTAGAGTATTAGGTGATATATTTTGCGAACAAGGAAATGTTGCTGAATTACTTAAAGAATGTAATCTTGCCGTTGACTACGACGGCGGGACAAAAACAAAAGTCTGGGGGGAGTAATATGAATATATCACAAGAGGGCTTGTCACTAATTAAAAAGTTTGAGGGCTGTAAACTAGAATCTTATAAATGTGCTGCTGGTGTTTGGACTATTGGGTTTGGTTCAACTAGCGGTGTAGAAGAAGGTATGGAAATATCACAGGAAAGAGCAGATATGTTGTTACTTGAAGATGTAGAAGTTTTTGAAGAAGCTGTAAATAATTTAGTAGAAGTAGATTTAGAGCAAAATCAATTTGATGCTCTTGTTGCATGGACATTCAATCTTGGATCTACAAATTTAAAAAACTCAACACTACTAAAAGTTTTAAATGATAAAAACTATGAGGGTGTACCAGAACAAATAAAACGCTGGAACAAAGCAACTGTGGATGGTGAAAGACAAGTATTAGAGGGTTTAGTCAGAAGAAGAGAAGCAGAATCACTATTGTTTACAGGCGAAGATTGGAGTAAAGTGTAGCTATGAGTATAGGAATGTTACCACCAAACATAGAAGATATTAATTTACCACCTGTAAATTTACCCCCTGTTGTCACACCAACAGTAGATCCAAACTTTGCAAGCGGTTTTAATTATGCAAGATCAATAGCTGGCGGATTGCCAATGGAACAAGTTATCGCACCTGGAGTAAGTTTTTCACCAGAACAACCAGGCGGTTTTACACAAGCACAACTTGGTCCAGTAATGACAGATATGGCAAACATTGTTACAGACGCACCACCAGACATGCCATTTAGTGACGCTGATGCACCTGATTATGGAAACTTACCGCCTAATATCATTGGTGGTGGAATGGGTGATAACATTACAATATTACAAGATCAAATGCGTTTTCCTCCGCCAATAGATATTTTAGGAGGTTTTAACTTTGTGCCTCAAATAGATGTAGATGCTTTGCGACAAGGTTTGCGTGATGAGATAACATCATTGATACCACCACAAGAGCAACCAGATTTAACAAAATTTATATCAAGGGACGAAATTGATACTTTGTTATCGCAAGGCCCTACTGGAGGTAGGCTCTCTATAGAACGACAAGATATGCCCGAGATACCAGATGTCTCAAAATTTGTAACACAAAAAGATATTGACCAAGCAATACAAAATATTGATATACCAACAATGCCAATGATGCCTGATCTAACACCTTTTGACCAAAGATTGGCAAGTCTTGAACAAGGTCTTTTTGATTTGCAACAAGGACCTACTGGTGGCAGATTTTCAATAGAGCGTCAAGATCCAATGGGCTTATTTGCATGAGTATAACGCATGAAGAAGCTGTAAAAGCTGCACAAGCTGAAGCAATACTAGATTCTGATGTTTTTAAAGAAGCACTACAAAATTTAAAAAACGAATATACAAATATTTGGTTAAACACCAGAGATATCAAAGATACACAAATCAGAGAAGATTTACACAGATCATTACTATTGTTACCTGAAGTAGAAAGGCATCTACGAATTATGGTAGAAAAAGGTAAACTCACAAAAACACACATTAACAAAATTAGAAATATAGGATAAATATTCCCTTTTTGTAGAATATTGGTTTAAAATATTCATAAATACAGTAAAGGAGTATTTATATGGCAACAACGGAAAAACCGACTGCACTTAAAACAGAAGGCGAAACAACTACCGCTATGTTTGAAAGTTTTTTAACCCCCGAAGAGGATAAGGAAGAAGAGCAAGTAAACGAAGAAGTTGAGGTGGTGGAAACACCTACCGAAGATGTCCCTGAAATAGAGGAAACAGAAACAGAAGATCTTGAAGAAGATGTAGAAGTTGAAGAAGAACCTATAGAAGAGGACGAAAATTTAGATGAAGAACAAACAAATATTGATGAGGAAATTGAGCAACCTCAGATGTTTACAGTTAATGTAAACGGAATAGAACAGCAGGTCACGCAAGAAGAACTTATCAATGGCTATTCTCGTCAGCAAGATTATACGCGCAAAACACAAGAACTCTCTCAACAACGAAAAACTGTTGAAGAGCAAGCCAAAGAAGTAGCGCAAAGGGATGCGATTTATTCGCAGTTGTTACCGAAGATGGAAGCCCAATTAAAGGGCGAAATGGCAAACGAGCCAGACTGGGACACACTTTATAAAGATGATCCTGTTGGTTATGTTCGCGAAAAGCAACTTTGGGATGAAAAAAAAGAAAAATTGAACGCAGTAAGTGCTGAACAGGAAAGAATCAAACAAGAGGAAATCCAAAAACAGCAACAACTTATAAAACAACAAGTTGAATACGGCAATCAAAGACTCATGGAACTTATCCCAGAATGGCAAAACCCAGAGGTTGCTGCCAAAGAAAAAGCTGCTATAAGCGAGTATGCTATTAAAGTGTTGGAATATACACCGCAAGAGATACAACAGGTTTATGATTATCGTGCTTTACTTGGTTTGAGAAATGCTTGGCTTAACTCTAAAACAGTTGCAGCCACAAAGAAAAAACCAACACAAAAAGCACCAGCAAGAAAGGTGGCACGGCCTGGGACGACAAACCGACCAAAAACGGCAACTCCTGTGACTAAAGCAAAACAAAAGTTGGCTAAGTCTGGAAAAATTACAGATGCAGCTAAAGTATTTGAAAAAATATTATAATTTTTAAGGAGTAAAAAAATGGCAAAAGTAACTAACGCTTTTGATACATATACTGCTACCGCCGATAGAGAACAGCTAAGTGATATAATCTATAACATATCACCAATGCAAACACCTTTTTTATCAAGTGTCGGTACAAGTAATGTAAGTAATGTGGTCTTTGACTGGCAAACAGAAAGCCTACCAACTCCATCCTCAACTGGTCAGTTAGAGGGTTTTGAGTTAAGTAGAGCAGCTTCTACTGCTACTGTCAGAGAATCTAATGTATGTATGATCTCTTCAAGAGATGCAACAGTAACAGGATCGCAAGAAGCATCTGATGCTGCTGGCAAAAATTCTGAAATGGCTCACCAATTAGCTTTGATGGCAAAAGCCCTCAAAAGAGATATGGAAGAGGCTCTTACACAGAATATTGCTAAAGTAACAGGTACAGCTTCAGCTGCTCGTCAAACAAGGTCTTTAGAAACTTGGTATCAAACCAATGTTAATAAAGCATCTGACGGCGCAAACGGATCTGCTTCTGCTGCTAGAACCAATGGTACTAGAAGAGACTTAACTGAAGCCTTATTAAAAGATGTACAGCAACAATGTTTTACAAGTGGCGCTGAACCATCAATCTTAATGTGCGGACCATATAACAAATCTGTTATTTCTGGTTTCACAGGTAGATCACAGGCTAGACAGTTTGTGGATGCAAACACTATTGAAGCATCTGTATCTATCTACTCAGGAGATTTTGGCGAACTACAAGTTGTGCCATCAAACAGAAGTAGAGAACAAGCAGTTCATCTGTTAGATCCAGAATTTGCTGGTGTAGCATACCTCAGAAATTTTGAAACCATTGACATAAGCACAATCGGTGACGCTCAAACTAAAATGATAGTCGTAGAATACGGACTTGAAATGAAGAATGAAGCAGCACATGGTATTATTGCTGATGTTAAAGTTTCATCAACTGACGCTGGTTAATAGCTAGTAATGTGGGGGTGTATGCCCCCACACTTTATCATGGCAACAAAAACTGTATTAGATTATTCTAAAAATAGTGAAAACATCTTTGCTACCGAAGATGATAAGATGATTTGTCATACCAAACAAAACATACAACCCACCTTAGACTATGTAAAAAATTTGTCTGAATACAAACCAGGCAAAGAATTTCGTCATGTTGCAGAGATTCCTATGGTAATATATCAACAGATGGTTAGGGACGGATCAATCAATGATAAAAAAGCATTGAAAAAATGGCTGAATGATCCTGACAATAGATTATTTAGAACCTGGAAAGGCAGAATATGACATACGCAGAATTAAAAACAAACATAGCTAATTTTTTAAATAGATCAGACCTTACAGATCAGCTAGATTTTTTTATTGATGCTACAGAAGGCGAACTCAACAGAAGATTAAGAACAAAAGATATGGTAAAAAGAGCGACAGCAACAGCTGACTCGCAATATCTTACTTTACCAACTGACTGGTTAGAAGCAATCAACATAGAAATAACATCAAATGACTTTACATCCCTATTTCAACAATCAATAGAATCATTAGATGTATATAGAAAATCAATAGATAACGCAACAGGTCAACCTATTTATTATGCAATCGTTGACAAAAGTTTAGAATTAGCACCAACACCAGATACAAGCTACACTTTACAACTGACATATTATGGTAAAGTAGATTCTTTAAGCGATAGCAACACAACAAATTTTGTTTCATTAAATCATCCAGACGCATATCTGTATGGCGCTTTAAAACACGCATCTGTATTTTTAATGGAAGATGAACGAATACCTTTATTTACAACACAGTTTGAAAAAGCCTTAGAAGAAATTAGGTTACAACAAGAAAAAGCAGAATTTGGCAAAGGATCTCTTATGCAAAGAAGAAAAACCTATGGCAAAGCTGCTAAAAACATATATCATATGAAGAACAATTAGGAGAATATAAATGTCTGGATTTAGCGATTATTTAGAAGATAAAGTTTTAGACCATGTATTTGGTGGTAATGCTTTTACAGCACCATCAACATTACATGTGGCTTTGTTTACTGTAGCACCGACCGATACTGGTGGCGGAACAGAAGTAAGCGGTGGCGCATACGCAAGACAAACAGCTACATTTAATGTTTCTGGCACAAACCCAACAACCGCAACAAACGCAGCAGCAGTTGAATATCCAACAGCTACAGCTGACTATGGAACAGTAGTTGCAGTTGGTATTTTTGACGCATCATCAAGCGGTAATTTACTTGCTTATGCTGCTCTTACTGCAAACAAAACAGTAAGTAGTGGTGATGTGTTTAGATTTGATGCTGGCGACTTAGATATTACATTAGCTTAATACAATGGCCTCAGTAGGCTACGGCTTCAGTAAATACGGCAGAAGTCATTGGGGAACACCATCTTACGAATTTGCGCAGGCAACTGCGGCTGGATCATCAGGTTTTACTGCGACTGGCCGTTTTGTTATTACAGGCGCATCAACAATAGCTGGCACATCAGCAGTTACAGCAACAGGTAGATTTGTTATCACGGGTGCTTCTATCATAGCAGCATCTTCAGGATTTACAGCAGACAGCACACTTATACATGACGGCGTAGCAACTATAGCTGCTTCATCAGGTATGACTGCATCTGGTGTCCAGATAGACCTAGGTGCATCAGTAATAGCAGCGTCATCTGGTATGACAGCTACAGGACATCAAATTGATCTTGGCGCAAGTATTGGACCTGTCATTTCTAATATGACAGCAGAAGGTAGGTTTACTTTTACAGGTCAATCTACTATTGCAGCGGTAGGATCTGTTGTTGCCGTAGGCAGACAAATAGATAGAGGGGCAGGAACATTTGCACAAACAAGTGGATTTTCTGCTGAAGGAGGTCTAAAATGGGAGGAAGAGATTGTAGCAACTACCTCTTATACAGATCAAACACCAGCTACAACAACTTGGACAGATCAGTCCGTAACAACAACAACCTGGACTGACGCAGCATAGAGGATATTTTATGGCAGATACATTTACAACTAATTTAAACCTTACAAAACCAGAGGTAGGGGCATCAACTGATACTTGGGGTACAAAACTAAACGCAAACCTAGATTCAGTTGACGGCATTTTTAGTCTTTCTGGTACAGCCGTTGACATGGGTCAGGTAGATTTTGGCGGTGCGGTAATAATAAAAGGCACAAACCCAAGTCTTACTATTGGTGATGCTGGCGCAGAAGATACCAAACTTGTTTTTGACGGCAACGCACAAGATTATTATGTAGGACTAGATGATAGTTCAGATAGTTTAGTTATTGGTTTAGGATCAGCAGTTGGTACAACACCAGCTATGACAGTCAATGCAAGTCAAGAAGTTACTTTTGCACAAAACATAACAGGCACATTAGCAACAGCAGCACAAGCAAATATTACAAGTCTTGGTATTCTTACGTCGCTTTCAGTTGGTGGAAGTCAAACAGATTTTAGTCCCTCAGTTACAGTCAACAACACAAGTTCTGCTAATGGCTCAACAGGTGCAATTAGATTCGTTACAGAAAGCGAAAGCACAGGATTAATTATAGGCAAACATTCAAGTGGTCATGGTACAGCAGATTTATCATTTATAAATCAAGAATTAAATGCAGATTTAGCTATCTCTACAAATAATACAGAAAGGATGCGTATTAATAGCTCAGGCAACGTTGGAATTGGTGAAACAACTGTAAATTCAAAACTGGAAATCAAACAAGGTTCTGCAAATTGGTATGAGGGCATAAGAATAAATAGGTCTAGCAATACTACACAATTTGGTACATTTTCTAATAATAGTGGTGCAACATTTATAGGTGCTGCTGATACATCAGGTGGTAGTAATAACGCATTATTGTTTGGTAACTCTACAGATGGTACTACATTTACAGAAAGAATGCGTATTGATTCATCAGGAAATATTGGAATTGGGACAACCTCAGTAAGTGCAAAACTTCATGTAGTAGGCTCAGAAGTCTTATTTGATAATACAGGTGGAGACTTTACTCTAAAATTAAATACTAATGCTGTTGGTGATAAGAATGAAATTATTATGGGAGATACTTCCACTCCATTAGCTAAGTTTGGTGTTGGTGGTACTGCTGATGACATCATCACAGGTTCAGATGGTCAAGATTTCAACATAGGTACAGCAGGTGGTGGCAGAGCTATTAACTTCTCTACAGATAACTTTGCTAGTGTTGAAATGAAGTTAGATGATGGTGTATTAGATATAACTGGTGGAACTTTAAAATTAGGGAGTGGTGCAAATAGAAGATTAATTTATAGGTCTGCTAACAATGATGTTCTGTTAGAAGCTGCTAGTGGTTTATTTTATCAACAAAGTATAGGTAGTACTTATCATGCTTGGTTTACTGGCAATTCAGAAAGAATGCGTATTGATAGTAATGGACTTGTTGGAATAAATTGGAGTGGTTCAACTGCTAGACTAGGAATTATACAAAATGGTTCTAGCACACCTGGTATGAATATAACAGATGGTTCATCAGCAGATTTTAGAGTATTTGCAGGTTATGTCGTAGGAACGACAAGAATAGGTACAAGTGCAGGTAATTTAGCTATAGATACAGGCAATACAGAAAGAGTGCGTATTGATACTTCAGGAGTATTTATGGTTAATACAACAGGGGCTATCGGTCCAGGTATGATAGCTGTAAAATCCGCAGCATCAAGCACAGGTTGTTTAGGGCTACAGAATACAAGTACTGGTGGTAGTTTTGTAAGATTTGCTAACGCTGCAAACAACGCAGTTATAGGAACAATTACAAATAATGGTAATACTGGTACAGCTTACAACACAACTTCAGATTATAGATTAAAAGAAAATGTAGACTATACATGGGATGCGACTACAAGATTAAAACAATTAAAACCTGCAAGATTTAATTGGATATCTGATGAAACAAATACATTAGTTGATGGTTTCTTGGCTCACGAAGTTTCAAGCATAGTGCCTGAAGCTATTTCAGGTGAAAAAGATGCAGTTGATAAGGAAGGTAATCCTGAGTATCAAGGAATAGACCAAAGTAAATTAGTTCCACTATTAGTAAAAACAATACAGGAACTAGAAGCAAGAATAACAGCTTTAGAAAGTTAATTAAAAAAGGAGAATAAATATGGCAATATCTTACGAATGGGACTGTAAAACACATGAAAGGTATAAATCACATAATAGCAAGACTAATGTAGTCTATAATGTTCATTGGAGACTTACTGCGACTGATGATAGTAACAATGATTCTGAAGGTAATCCTCAAACTGCTACAGTTTATGGATCACAGTCTTTAGATACATCTGATCTATCAAGTTTTAAAAATTGGTCAACTCTGACTAATAGTGACTTGCAAGGCTGGGTAGAAACTGCTTTAGGTAGTGATACTGTAACTAGCATGAAAAGTAATTTAGATGCAGTAATAGCTGAAAAAGTAACACCTACGACTGAAACTAAAACATTAAGTTCTTAGTATGGCCCTTTTGCCCGTCACACCGCCCGCTGGCATAGTCAAAAATGGTACTGATTATGCAAACAAAGGTCGTTGGGTTGACGGCGATCTCATACGCTTTGAAAATGGTTTTCTTAAACCTATTGGAGGTTGGTCAAAACTTATAGCAACAGCTTTAGACGGCGAGCCTATTGGTATGTATGCCTATGCAGCTAATGATGGTGAAGCTGTTTTAGGAATTGGCACAAGACAAAAAGTGTATGTCTTATATAAAAATACTGTTATAGAAATAACTCCATCAGGTTTTGTAAATGACGCATCCAATGATCCTCTTGGTTATGGTGCTTTTCATTGGGGCGTTGAAGATTATGGTGACGCTCGTTCACAATCAGGTCTACCACTTGCATCTGGCCATTTTTCTTTTGACAACTGGGGTGAAGATTTAATATTTTGTTTTTCTGGGGATGGCAAAATTTATAAATGGAGACCAAACACAGGTGGTACAGCAGATACTATAGGAACAGTTGTGACAGGCGCACCTACTGGCTGTCAAGCTATAGTTGTAACCAATGAAAGGCATTTAGTTGCTATAGGATCAGGTGGTGATCCAAGAAAAATAGCATGGTCCGACAGAGAAGATCGTAATACCTGGACTTCAAGCCCCACTAATACCGCTGGTGATCTACAAATACCTACAGGCGGTAGAGCCTTACTTGGTGTCAAATATCAAAATGATGTAATAATATTTAGTGATACTGGCATAAACAGAATGTATTACACAGGATCACCATTTGTTTATGGTATTGCAACAGCAGGTTCAAATTGTAAAGCAGTAAGTAGAAGATCAGTTGTTGCAACAGGTAACTTTTTATCTTGGATGGGCGAAAACTCATTCTTTATTTATGATGGTGCAGTAAGAGAAATACCATGTGATGTGCATGATTTTGTGTATGACAATCTAAATGTACAAGGCAGAAAGGCTTGCTGGGGTGGACACAACTCAAACTTTAACGAATTGTGGTGGGGTTTTCCAGTTGGTGAAAGTCAGTATTTACCAAATAAATATGTCATTTGGAACTACAGAGAAAATACATGGGCCATAGGAACTTTAGACAGAGGATGTTGGATAGACCAAGGTGTGTTTGACTTCCCGATTGCTGGAGATTCAAGCGGTTTTATTTATCAACACGAATCTACAACATTAAATGCTTCGCCAAATTTAGGAACAAGTGTTCCATTTTGTACGACTGGACCAATAGAACTAGGCAACGGCGATAACTACGTTCAATGCAATCAAATACTACCAGACGAAGAGGCAAATACTTTGCCTGGTGTCACAATAAGTTTTAAAGGTAAGTTTACGCCACTTGGATCAGAAACAGATTTTGGT